GCTTTATAGTAAAGCGTTATCGGAAATCTATATTGTCCGCTGTTCATCTTGCACTTTGCGCTCTATATCCCGCCATTCTGTTAACTACTTTTTCTTGAATCTGTTCTGAATCGGGCCTATTATCGTAAACTGCCCCAATCCACTCTTTAATTAAATTTAAATAGTCCTCGGAATCATCACCTAATGTAACAAACTCAATCTTTACTTTATACCCATCATAAAAAGCCGCCTCAACTTCCTTTTTATTGTCACCAAATACAAAGTAATCATCGCTTGAATCTAGCGTTTGCCATGCCGACCCATCCCAATACGAAACTGAATCAACATAATCAATCGGGGGGTATGGTAGTTCTAAAGGGCTTTCAAATTCACTTACTGTTAATCGATAAGTATGAGGCACAATAGAACGCCATGCTGCCTTTTCAAACTTAATACGACCCGCTGTCATCAACTCGGTTAAGTGTGCATCATCGCCAGTGTTTGCGCTTGGAATCCTTAAATATAATTTAAGTTCACTAAGCGTTATCGGCTCTGTTATGCTTGGCGTTATGTCTTTTAGGTCGTACATCTTTAGTTTCAATTATAATGGGTTTGCCTAACTTTACCGCTTTGTTTTCTTCAGGTTTAGGCTTTTGCCTTGTTGCCCTTACGGCTTCGCCTCTGCTTATCAACTCCAGGGCTTTGTTCGCCTCCATTGGAATCATTTGTCCCTTGTATATTACTGTTATCATTTTCTTCTTTTTTAGGTTCAATAACTATGGGTTCTCCTAACTTTTGGTTCCCTAATATTTCTTGTTCTTTTACTTCAATTGTTACCCACTCACAATAGCCTTGATCTACAAGACTTTTTGCAACGTCTAATCTCGGAGGTGCAATAGTTTGACCTTCGACTTTATTTAAAAAAGGCTTAATAACTTTTAGTTTCTGCGCTTTCATAGTTCTTTAGTTTTTGTGCTACTTCTAAAGGCAATATATCTTGTAACTCTTTTTCTGACTTACTGTAAGGGTACATAGTCCCATAAATATGCAATTCTCTATGGTTGCTTATCGTGTTAAACCCCGTTGTACTTATACCTCTATACTCATCATACTTTACATGCTTACACTTAAAGTTATCGCCAACTATTCCCATCACATTTTTAAGCATCCACCCATCAACACCCTTTTTAACCTGTTGATAGTTTAGTTTTTTAACGTACTCGGTTTTGGTTCCCTTATCGATACCAACACACATGGTTATATTATCATCATGATAATTATAAACCCCTCTGTCGCGTAAGTAACAGTAAAAAATAGGAGTGTGATACCAATTATAACCCTCTTCAATTGCTTTATTTGCTCCCGCTATTCTTCTGGGGTCTGGATAATCATCTGAACCCTGCAAAAGAAACGCTTCGCCTTTAGCAAATTCCGCTATGTACTTCCATTTATCACTGAGAAAGAACCTACCTTCAATAACAGGTAAATAAACAATTCTTACACACCCTGCTTTAAATAATCTCTCTTTATAACTTTCAAATAACTCTATTCCGCAATGTTCTCCGTTTTGCTCTTCACACGCTATTAACTCCCATTCGCCTGCTTGTTCCTGTCTAGCTAAACCCTCTAAGGCTAACCAGCAAATGTCTTTATTATTGTATATTGGAAGTGCTACGGTTGCTAACATAATTTAGTTTTGAATCATAGGAGGGAATCGAACCCTCCTTTATTCCAAATATGATTAAGTAGTTTCTAAAGCGGCGATTCCAGTTGCAAAATCACCGTAAACAATAGCCCCTACTTCAGAGTTTTTAACGCGTACAACTGCACGGCATGAACCAGTAATAGTTAACCTGTCATACTGAACATCTGTGCTGTTTTGTTCCCACATTCTCATTTCAAAACCTCTTGCATAATAAACAGGAGTTTTAGTGGTATCAAACACTAAGAATTTACCTGCTGTAATGCCCGGGTTTTCGTAAATTTGAACGCCTTTTATCTGCATTCCTGATGCTGATAAAAACGGAGGTAGGATATATTGACCGTTTTCATCTCTGGTCAAATCCATTTTCATTGCATCAGTTGGGTGCATTAGAATAGCATTAGGCATAAACAGATTGTTGTAAATCTGAGTAATAGCACAACGCAATACGTCAAACTCATTAGGAGTTACACCGCTAGGTAATGTATATGAACCTGGAATTGCAAATGCAGTAGCTTGATTTATTAGCCCGTTCATCGCATCGCCTGTATTGTTGCCTAAAAGAATATCATTATCAAGTTTTAGCCTCATATCCTCAAGCAATTCTGTGTTGATATGGTCTACAACTTGGTTTGCATCCTCTAGCATTTCTCTAGTAATCTTTGTGAATGTTCCAATTTTTTTCATTGTAAGACTACGGTTTACAAAATCGTAATCTTTTTGACCAAATTCTCCACCTTCCGCTACATTTGCTACTGCTCCTTCAGTAGTTGTGCGCTCTACCCATGTAATAGGATTGCTTGTAGCTACTCTTACTGGAAGTAAATCTAAAAGCCATGTTCTGCGTTTGGGCGGTGCTGTAATTCCTGGCTCTCTCATTTCAAGAATAACTCCACTACCGACATTAGCAGTAATTGACATATCACCAACAGTTTTTAAACTGTAATCCCTTCTGCCACTTTCTTCTGCTTTAGATTTAACTGCGATTGCTTTAACCTCTTCAAGTAATTTTTCGCGAATATCCTTTTTACTCACTGGATTAAGTTTCTCGGCTGCTTTTTCCTCAAGTACGTTTAATTGTGCTTGCATAGCCTTTACGTATTCAGGCATTGTTTTGCCATCAACCTCAAGTTTCTTAGCTTGTTCTGCAACCAAAGTTTTTAACGCCTCAATGGCATCAATATTGCCTTTATTGGCATCCTTGATTTGTGTTTCGATTAATCCCTTAGCCTCTTTTGATAGATTTGCTACAAGGGCATCGAAATCCTCTTTTTTCATTTCGATTTTTTCCACTTTAAAAAAATTTAACGTTTGTAATTAATTCACTTGCTTGTATCACGGTCGGCTTATCGGACAAAGTGGTTATCCCGGCTTTTTTCTGAATAAGTGAATCAACGTGATTTTTAAGCTGCTCTAATTGCTCTAACCTTGCATCGGTAAAAGGGGCTTTTAGTAGCATCTCAAAATATTTTGCTTCTTTTAAAAGTTCATCTAATGGAATATTCTCTAAAGACTTTACATTAACAGTTTGCGCTAATGGGTTCATTCCCCACGCTGTCAATGTTGAAACCTCGTAAAGTTTAATCTCGCGAAGTATTCGCCTTTCATCGTCTGGGTCGGTTCTATCCATATCCCATTTAATTGCAGAATAACCAACAGAATGATCCATTGACTTACCCGCCTCAATCATGGCTTTGTATTCTTCGTAGGTTTCGCGCCCTAACTGTGTGCCCAGTATTAACTGACTTTTAGTTAGTAATCCGTAACTGTCTTCAGATATTTCCTTTACAACACCCGGCATTTTCCAAGAATCGTGATGCTTAAAATGTCGTATATTCTTAAAGTTCTCTCGAATGGTCTTTGAATAAGCACCTGGCATAATAATATCCCCACCCAAATCCTTATTCCCGAATACAGAGGCATAAAATAGAACGGTTCCGTCTTTATCTACCTCTTTTATTTCGCTTCTACTTACCTTGTATTCCATAATTAATTTTTTACAAAGTTACAAATTTATGTTGTAAAACAATGTTTTAAAACACATTTTTAAAATAGGTTAAATTTTTTTAGTGTACTTAACATAAAATGTCTTAGGTAAAAAACCTAATTTATACCCAATCCATATTAATAATTTGTATTTAACAAACTTTGATTGTAAAGTATTAAACTCATAGAACATTTTTCGAGGCTTATCCATTATTGCCTCATAATTCCACAAATCCAAACGCTCTTTAATTTCTTGAACGCAATCCGGCTCATTTATTGGCTCTTCTAGTATTAGATTTGCTACTTTCTTATTGATAACATTTGACCTTATCAATGCTGATAGCTCCACTTTGCGCTTATCAATTCCAAACTTCTTATATCCTACCCATCCGGCAAACTCAGTATATTTATTTTCGCAATGCCTACCCTCGTAACTTTCCCATCCAAACTTATCTTTAAGCAGTTTAATAACTTCTTGCTTTGAATGGTTCATGTAATAGAATGGTCTTTCGTGATGTATTCCTTTTAGACTTGCTTTGATTTGCTGCCAAATAGATAGCAAAGGGTAGCTGTGTAAATGCTTTTTAATGTAGGTTTCGTAAACATCTTTTATATACCCAGCATCCATGTACGTCCAGCCTATCGGTGTGCTTCCTTCAGTTCTGAATGAATGCCCGTTTATAATGGTTTTTACGTTGTATTTTAAAGCAACATCTAGCATCAAAGAACCCATTGCAATATCATTAGGAATATCACAATCGCTAACCGATGCCATTAAAAAAGCGGTGTTTAAGTCGTTATACTCTTTACTATTTACTTTAATCCTTATCAAATCAAATCCTGTGTAATCTAGCATTCGAGTCATATTTCGCTCGGCTAAATCTTTATTAAACCCATTATCAAAATGAAACGCTAAAGCCCTTAAATTATTGATGTAAGCCCAATACAATAGATATGATGAGTCAGAACCACCGCTAATACCAATTAAGCAATCGTATTTTCTTTTTACCCCTCTTAACTTTATCCTATTAATCATTTTCTTTTCTAATTCTAAAGAAATAGGATATT